GCAATGTTCGATAAACTCATCGACATTGATTTTGCCTGATCCGCACCAGTATTTGTAACCGTCCTTACATGCGTTATGTTTTACGAGGAATTGTTTTGTTATTTTTGTTATCATATTCTCCATCCTTATCAGCTAACGAATGGCACTTTTTCATGCAGGCATTAGCAGTTCTATTGTTTCCATATTCTTCGTTAAGTTTGTTAGCAATCCGTTTCCATCATGGAAACTGCCAACACCAGTCATTATAAACAAGTTGTTCTAGTTGTTCTGTTTCTCCGTCAATTTCATCTCTGCTAGGCCATTTCATTTTGCTTTCTCCTTGTCTTCTCTGATAATGTCTGTTGGGTTTGGGGAAATTGGGCAAGCATTACAATCGCAAGTGCCGTCATCTCGCCCAGCACAAAGCTCTCGTACTAATTGCTCTAGCTTCTTATAATCAGAATAAAGCACTAAATCCCCCTGTGCGTCTGAGCGTACGTCTGGACTATAATATCTTTGTATCATTAAAACGCCCCTAATTGACAACGGACCTCCACCCACTGATGCCGATGTGTTTCAGTCCATTCCAGCCCTTCTGCTATGTTATCCCATATAAGCGCGGTGTGTAGATCGTGCGTCGCTTGATCCCACTCGTTTTCGTATTCTTCACTATCGTTTTCGTATTTTTCGGCCTGCATGCTAATATAGTCATCCAATTCTTTTTGGTCCTCAAATACTGTTACCTTGGCCGTCCGTTGATGTGGTATTTCTGCTAATATTTTCATAATCACTCCTTTTGATGTTGACCGTTTTAGCTTCTGTCCTGCACGCCAGCCAGCGCCCGGATATCCTGCCCAGCCAATTCTCCGGCCATACAGCATCCTGGCCGCATCCGCTGAGGGTGCCCACAATCCAACACAATGTAATCCTCAACCCAAACCTGCAACTCGTAGTCGTATCCATTCCTGACCACTCCCGCATCATCTACCACATTATTTGATTCTCTCGACATCGTCTGTTCTCCTGTTTGGTTGTTTGCCTCAAATGTCATTACAGGATGTTAATAAGCATTACCCGTGCCAATTATACACACAAATAACACCCAACACCGTAAACATTAGCAATTAAGCCCATAATAAATATATAGCGTATATATCACAGGTGTAAATCGTACACATATTTGACAAAATGCGAATTTATTATCAGTTATGACATGGATCGTGCTTGACAATTCAGCCGATATCTCTAACATCTGGAGGTCAGGAGGGAGACGCTAATGAGGCGATACAAAAAACCCGAACTAATCAAGTTCAACACAGCCTGCGCTCGTAATTTCTGGCGGGCTGAGTGTCTCCGCATCTGGATCATCAGGGATGATAAAGACCCAAACTCACTAGCTATTTGTCTCCCACGTCCATCCAAACTCCACAGGATACGATCCAAGGCCGCACGTTGTCTTGATCAGATACGAGTTGCCATTGCACACAACAAATTATACCTTTTAAGATACGATCCAAACCAGGGATTCCGAAAATACGATCCAGCCACAGAGCCGCCAATCGTCAAATCAGCAAGGAGAGTACACTGAATGAAACGCCGTTCTTTCCTCTGCCTACTTCCCGGTATCTCGTTACTACCAACCGCCGCCGCTTCAATGTCCGCTGTCAATGTTCCCATTGCATTGACCACACCAACAACCCCCGGACTCTCTCATGCCAGAACACTCAAAAGCATTTTAGAAGATAACCAAGGCGGTCAAATTGTAGGGCAATACCTAACAAAACACCTCCTTCAACGCAAGCAATGGACAAATAATGACACCATTTGCTAAATCGTCCATCATTAAACCAACAGAATACACCACATTCACCAAAAACCATAGATCAGCTAATACCATGAGCAGAGAGTGGGAGTAATGAGTATAAATAGTATAACTAAACAGTTAAGTATTAATGTACCAACTAAGCATCACCCTGATAAAGATATCAATCAGTACAACCCGCAAGACCCATATCATAACGTAAGGGACGAAAAGGCCGCACAATACCACTCTGACGGAATGAAGTTACAGCTTGCAATCTTGAAAGCCACTCCCGACAGGATAACCAATGGTACTGCAAGTAGTAGGGTGTCCAAACTCCACAGCAACCCCGACTGGATGGCGAGATATGAATATTTAACTGCAATCAAGGAAAATGAGAAAGCCGCGCAGGAATCAGGTAAGCCGGTAATGCCAGATATATCCACCAGAGACGGCAGAATGACGGTATATAAAGATGTTGTTGCCCGATTTTATGTTGAGGGAGTCAAATCAGAGGCAGCGATCAAGGCGCTTGACAAGCTATCCGAATACTACGGTGACAAAGAGTCAATGGCAGCTGATCGTGTCCAGGTTCCGATAGAGTCAGTCATTGCACACTTGATACAGTGCGAGTTATCCGGGCGCGATCCTCTCCGCGCAGAACTGGCAGAGCTGGCGCCGGCGGTGTGCAAGGTCCTGAAACTCAAATCTGTAACGCTTGAGAGTGAATCCGACGCAGTAACGCACAGGGCAAAGCACAAAGAAGCCACGCACAGCGAGTTAAATACCAGTAAACAGGGTGATTTAGGGCATGATGCGATGCATACCGTATGCAATACAGGTGCAACGGCGCAGGTGGATAGCGCGGAGGGCACACCATCGCTACCCGTCATCCATGACATAGTACCATCTCTAGACCCTGACGATGATCCACAGGACACAACCGCACCAGGACGCGGGGAAACATGCACATCGGAACCCGCACCCCCCCCCGCGCAATCTCACGACTATATATCACCCTATCCTCCCGTATCTAATCTCCCTGGTGTCGGACATTTGGCTGAGTTGAACGAGATATATCGGAATTGGAATCGTTAATGAATAAGATATTGAGTAGTAAGGTTGGTTGGAATCTGGTGCAGGAATATTTGACTCGGAAACTACTGGAAAAGGAAGGTAAAGAGACATGAGTAATACTGTAGTTATGTGTTGTTTTTTGGGTAATTGCGTTATGTTTTTTATGACGATTACACTGGTGCATAGCTGTTTTTGCGAGTTGCGTGATGAGATCAGGAAGTTGCGGACTGAGATAGGGCATTTGGGAATATCTAAGTCGTCTATTGATCCTCGGTTTGATCCTCGGTTTATGACGGCCGACAGAGGTATAGACATTCAGGATGCATTAGAGCAACAGGCGGAAGATATTGAGAAGCTGAACATAAAATAGGAGACGTGAGGATGATGTTGAAACCCCTTAACCATCGAGTGTTGGTAGAAGACCCGCAGTTATTGGAGCGTAAGGTTGGGAGTATAATTATTCCCGAGGGAGCGTGTGAAGATGCTGTAGACGGTCACTGGGTTAAGTGTTTTGCAGTTGGACCGAAGGTACGAGATATCAAAGTGGGTGATACTATTTTTCTTACGAGATACAGCGGTCACAGAGTAGTTGTCGATGGAAAGCCGTGTGTTTTGACGGTTGAAGACGACATAAATTCAATACAGGAGGATGAATAGTCATGGACAGAACACCAGATAATGCAGCGGAGCCAGCAACCAAGGAGCCGGTGACCAAAAAGCCTATACTTGATCCCGCCGAGGAAAAGGCGGCGTCTGTTGAGGTTGCAGAGACGGAAATGGTCAAGGAGATTCGCGGAATGGCGAACTTTCTTGAAAAACACGCCGAGGAAAAGAGCAATAAGAACCGGGCAGAGGCTATCAAGCATCTGCGTTCAGCGGCGGTATTCGTTTCCCAGATATAGCCTGGCAAAAAAAGAGGTAAATTCTGACCGATGGTTTCTGAAAGCTACAGCTTCATCAAATCAAACAAAGAGGGCTTAAATGTCCGAAAATGAAACAAGGGGAGCTAGTCCAAGTAGGAAACCGTCGGTTTCTGCTGACCAATTACGGAGAATTGACCGGAAGCACACGATTACGGTTCGGCCAGAGATAGACAAGTGGATTTACGAGATATTTTTACCATCTAACCCGAGATTTGAGAACAACTACAGCGCGGCAAGAGACGCACTTGCCCGAATCGTAATGGAGGCTCATGGTTATTAACAACGACAACAGAGTATCTTTCCCCGGCGGTAAGGGGCAGAAACAGGTTAAAGTCCCGAATAAGAAGGAATTGCAGGCAATGTGCGAGAAGTTGATTAGAGATAATCACGATTTCACCGACCACCTTGCCAAAGCGGGGTTGACGCTTTGCCTTGTTCATGGAGCTTCAAAGAAGATTTGGAGTGATATGGGCGGCAAGATCATTCATCCGGCTATGGAGAAGCACAAGAAACATATTCAGGAGATTATCGACGCAACCGAAGGATACAAGGACTGGGACAAATTGGCAGAGGATAAGGAGCCGGATTCGACAAAAGGACTGAAATAAATGGAAAATGAAGGCAAAATAGCTACTCGGAAGGACTTGCCACCGGCTCTGTTTCGGGATTACAACAGTCCTGTAGCTACTTGGCGCGAGTTTATGGCAATACAGCCTTACGACTGGCAGTATGCAGGATGGTCTGCCTGTTGGAATTACGGGGCACAGGTCGCAATTAGAACGTGCAATGAAGCCGGGAAAAGTGGTTATTTCGTACCTGTACTGGCTTCTGCATGGGCGGTTGGTTTTCCCGGCGGTATGTGTGTTATTACGAGTTCTTCTGAGGATCAGCTTGGAGAGCAACTTTGGCCGGTCTTAAAGCTCATTGCCAATAAGAAGAAATGGCGTACCTACGGCACTACTGTAGAGCTTCCAAGCGTGGACGGGGTATTGCCAGGGTCTAAGATCATTTGCCGCGTTACCAAGGAAGGTGAGCGGTTTGAGGGGTATCACTCCAAACTTTACCCTGATAAGGACGATGTAGAGCGGTTTTGCCCGCTAATGACTATTTTCGATGAAGCAAAATCCATTAAACAGACTATTTTTGATGCTGGCGAACGCTGTAATCCTGCTGTTGAGCTTTATATCTCCACAACAGGCGACGATTCTGGAAACTTTCACGATGCCTGTATGTCCGAAGACTGGGTAACTGGTTACGAATGGCAGGGGAAATACTATAAATTCGCTATTCCTTGGGAACAATGCCCGCATTTGTACGAAGATCCAATAACATACAAGCGTAAAATGGCATTGATTAACCGACTGGGGCGCGATCATCCGTTTATCGTATCAAATTTATACGCTGGATTCTTCCGGTCCGGCACATATCAGGTTTTTACGGATGCAGATATACGCGCAGCGCAAGATGCTATGAGCCAGAATAGACCACATATCGGCAAGAGTAAGCGGGCATGGTGTGATTTCTCAGGTGGCGGTGATGAATTGACTTTTGGGGTGCGGAATGGCAATTATATCCATCCTATTGTCGGTTGGAACCGGAGCGGCCACGTTGCACCTTCCGACGAGGCAGATGCTTATATCCGTCTTTTCAAGCAGTTTGAGCTTAATTCTCAACAGATTTACGGCGATAACGGCGGTATGGGAGCCGGGATCATAACGGAAATGAAGAAGAAGTCCTATACGATCAACCGGGTAAACTCTAATCAGAATCCTATGGATAAGACCCAATTCGCTGATAAGGCAACCGAGGATTACTGGGCGTTCAAGCAGGCCCTGCATGATTCTCTGCTCATTCTCCCAAAAGATGAGAAATTGCTGAAACAAATGCGCCTCCGCAGATATGTGATGAAAAATACAGAAGATAATAAGTTTCGGTTGGAACCAAAGCGACAGGCCAAGGAGAAAAGAAAAGAAGCATCCCCGGACAGATTAGAAACCATTGTCGGCCTTGTTGCCGGTATGGAATCCATGCCTACCATTGAGGATATTGCCAGAGGGACAGTCAAAACAGGGATACCGGCAGAGTATTTTAAGAAGGTTAAAGAGGGTATGGATAATAACGAAGATGACTCAGTTTTCGGTGAGGAATGGGATTAAACTTGACAAACGGGTAATTTATTTGCTATGAATAAAGAGCATGAAGCGAAAAATAACAAACATTTTTGGGAGCTTGAAAATGTCATAAAGGACTTTCTAGCAATGCCTTACGGTCGTCTACTCATAAAGAAACGAGACAAGGAAATACACATAGAGAAGACGGAATTGAGTAAGACAAAACTAACATAAATAATTAGCTCTCAGCAAGTTACGCCGGAGCAAGAAGCCTAAAAAACTTCTTGCTCTTTTTTTATTTTTGAAATGCAACAAAAACAGAAGGTAGTAGGATGAGGAAAATGTTGGGTATATCAGTAGTGTTCGCTCTCATGGTTTCGGTAATGATCGGTTTAGCAGGTGGTCCTGGTGCGTGGCAGAATAGCTCAGAGGATTGTTGGGGAGCAAATCGTATCCAGACCTACATTGATAAACACGAACAGGGTACAGCCGGATACATGATGATTTTTCAGGCTGATGGCACATGGTCAGAATTTGCCATGAGCGGCGGAGCAACTATCGACACCAATGGGGTTATCACCGTTAAAGAAATTACAAGTTCAACGACTGTTGCATCACCTCCGCTCTGTTCGTCTGATGTTGGTACGATCAACACGACCAATGTGACCTCTGTTGCAGAGTATGGAAATGGCATAAGTCACAGGTCGATTCTAACGCTTAAAGGAACTGCCTCAGTTATAGCTGACGGAGCATTTGAAAATGCGCAGTTGCTTTACACGTTTCCAGAGGGGCATATAGTTCTTGAAGGTGGAACCGCTGACATGGTTTGCACTATGACCTCAACTAACTTCAATGCTTCTTCATCTGATTTGTATAATGTTGCAGTTGGCTCAGTTACCAATACCGATAATGACGGGACTATTTCTGCTACTGGTGCAGATATGATCGCTAATATCAGTATGGATACTGTCAGCGGTACGAATCTTGTTCTTAGTGCACAGGGCGCGATAGCAACCGTTGGAACTATTTATGACGGTACGTCTACCGCAATAGCAGTTTATTGGAACTGGGCTGTACCTGCGGCCAATGACAGCGGTGCAAATACAAATCATCCGTCTGGTACTGTCACTCTCGACTGGAAGAACATGGGTACTTACGAGTAATCTTACAAAGGAACCTATGGAAAATGAAGGCAAAGGCGATTCTGCGGTATGTCCGTATCTTCAAGAGATATTTGACGATATAGAAGCCCGCGCTATCTGGAACAGACGCGACGATACTTTTGTTGAGTATCGCATGGGCAAGCGCGGGAAGAAGAACAAGCCTTATAAGGGCGCGCCGAATCCTGTTGTCAATATCCTTGACGACGTTGTTAGTGAGCGGACGGATCAAGAGCTTTCGATGATGCTCAATACGCCGCTCTTGGCAAAGTTTACTCCTGTTACTGATGGTGTACCTCCAGAGATAGTAATGGCAGCTCAACAGGGTTTTGATTCATTTCTGAGGTGTATAGACCGGATCAGGCTCAAGAAGGATGTATTGCTTGACACCAAGAATCTACGAGGTTTTTCAGTCGCTAAGATAACGCGGCGAGAAGATCCGCTTTGGGGATTAGTACCGAATACTGAGCCTGTTGACCCTAAAGACTGTATTGTTCCTATGGATACCAAAGTGCCTGCGTCTCAGAAGGCAGAGAGAATGGCTTTTATTATCCGGCTCAGTCCGCGTGAGGTCAAAGATAAGGAGAAAGATAGCGGGTGGAAACATACTAAAGAAATCCTTAACGAGTTGAAGTCTCAGGGTGATGGAGATTCATATTCCAATGAGAGCGATCACGACGAAGAAAACATCCTCAAGATCAAGCAGAAGATAATCGGTATCAATGTTTCCGACTATGCTCACCAGACTATTGTTTTCTACGAGACTTTCCATTATGCGACTGCATGGGACGTAAAACAGAGCGGGAATGAAAAGGTAAAAGAGGGTGATGCCTGTGTATCCTATGTCTGTCCCGACGTTCCTAAATTTGCGACAAAGGTTATGCCTTGGACAAAGGCTAAAGAAGTTCCTCTGACACTTGACGAAATAATTAACGAGCGGCAAAAAACTCAAGAAGAAACCAGAGAGCCTAAGACCACCAAAACTATTCAGGTCAAGAAATCTTGGTTTGGTATTCAGTATCGTTTCGAGAACAGGTCGCTTGACTGGTATGATGTTCGTGGACTAGGCCATAAGAATATTGACAACCATATCACGGCTACAAAACTCAAGAAAAAGAAACTTATCTTTTCTGATTACTCAACGAATCCCATGTATCAGGATGATGGATCAAGTGTTGACAATGAACAGAATATTGCGCCGGCGCCAGGTAAGAAACTTCCGAAAGGAATAACTCCGGCTGCGATGTGGGTACAGCCCGGACAGATAGACTTTGATATTGATGCCGAGAAGCGAGAAGCCTCTCAGCGGTCAGGTGCAGGAAACTCTCTTTACAGCGCGGCGGTATCTTCCAGTCGGAAACTTGAGAAAACCGCTACTCAGCAGAAGTCAGAAGATGCTCAGAGAGCTATGTTGTCTTCCGCGAGTGTCGATAGGGTGAATGATCCCGATATAGAACACTTCGCTATGCTGTGGTCTGAATTGAAAGAGTTAAAGGTAAAGCTCCCGATGATCCATAACGGTAAACTACAGGGTTTTGCGCCTATGGAAGTTTACGACTACGATTACATGATTATGCCTGCTACTTCTCAGAAGCATCTTAATCCTGAATTACAGTTCAACCGTGATATGGAAGCCGTTGCCTTTGCAGCTCAGTTTAAGGGCGAAACTCCGATGAATCTGTACGAGACTCTTGATTATGTAATGACGCGGCACGATCCGCTCTTGGCAGATATCATGTTGCAGAATCCTAAAGAGCCTGGAGTTAATGCCGAGCCGCCTATGTATGTTTTGATTAACGAGGTTTTGAAGGCTGTTAAACAGCTTGGAGTGTCTGGACAGGAGCGAGATAAGGAAATTGAAGAAATACAGAAACTTGCTGTTGAGAACTCAGAAGACATAGAAAAAATGGAGACGCAAAATAAGGAAGACAAAAATGCTGAATTGGCTAAGAAAACCGAATAAGGTCAAGAAATTTAGGCTTGTGCTTGAAGCACCGGAGTTCATTCCTGCCGAGCGTGAGCATCTACAGTCTTTTATTGTCAGTCAATGGCCTAAGATCAAGAAACATCTTATCGCGCAGATGTTGACTCAGATACTTCATAATGATGTTCCCGAAGGATTTAAGGACGGCTGGCTTGCCTGTATAAGTGGATTTCAAGCACTTCCCGTACTGGAGAAAAGCGACAAAGACGAGGAAGAAGATGCCGAATACGATTGGACAGAAACGGAGACGTAAAAGACAACGGGCCCGGCGTCCGTAGAAGCCGTGACTATAGGCTCCGCAAGCCTTAATTGCGTGGAAGGTAACAGTTATGAAAGACAAAGAAGAAGAGAAGAAAGACCTAACCGCAGACGAACTCGAAGAAAAACTTGCCGGAATGGGTGAGGAAGTAAACGAGGGGCGTCCCGTCAAGGACGACGAGGAAGCCGACGATACCCCTGTCGAAAAAGAAGCTGTGAAAGAAGAAGACAAAAAGGACGACCAGCAGTCCGACGACAAGGATCAGAAGCCAGAGGACGAGAAGGAACCTGAGAAGGAGCCTGAAAAGGAAATAGTCCCTGAACCCGAGAAGTCTGAGGATCAGAAGAAAACCGACGATGCTATGGCAAAAATGAGGATTGACCTCAAAGAGAAAGAGGAAGCCATTGTAAAGTATGAAGCCGAGAAAGCCCAAGCGTTGAAAGACGCAGAGGAATCGGCCAAGCCTCCAGCGGCGGATCAACCGTCACCGGATTCGTGTTTTGAGTATCTGATAAAGGGTCAACTCGACGAAGATCGACATTTGGAATCAGCCGCAAGAGATGCAATCACAAAAGATCTATCTTCTGCCGACATAAACAAGGTCATTGAAAAGGCCGAGGTTGGCGGATTTGGAGAGGTGAGTGCTGATATACTTGAGCAGGCGAATAATTACCTGCCGAGAGTTATTGCGCGTGAAAATTCCGAAACTAAGGCAGAGCAGGAAAAATATGCAAATGACCAGAAGACCGCTCAAGACTTCCAAAATGCGTATGGCAAGGAAGTTGTTGAGGTTAAAAAGGACTTCGCAGATTTGCTTGATCCTACTAAGCCCGAGGCGCAAGCCTTTACCGAATGGACAACCAAGCTCATTGGTAAAGTTGAAAACGGACAAATTGTCGAGCCGGGTATTCTTGAGGGTGCTGAATTAGCGACTTTTGTTGCTCACCCCTACACGCAAGCAAAAATGTTTCGTGAGTCTTTCAATCCAACTGTAACCGCTGGTAGTGATTCTGAACTTAACGCGGCTAAGGCTCAAATCGCAGAATTGGAGAAAAAGTTAAATCTTTCTGATTCTCTCGAAAGTAGTTCTTCGTCGCATTCTACAAACTCGAAAAAAGAGCGGAACGCGGACACAGTTCTAGGAGAACTTAAAGAAATGTCCGCTTAATCGCGGAGGATAAAAAAGTGGCATTAAACCTTACAAGTATATTGAATCAAGATGATGGTAAGGCTCTAGTTGAAGAATATCTCAACAAGCGTCTTTTGGAACGTCGAGACTGGGAAACGATACTCACAAATAAGAAATGGGGGAGAGTTGATCCGCTTCGTACCTACGATGGGCAGTGGAGCAAGTTCACCCGCAAAGGAAGGGCAAGGCGTCCTCAGACAATGCCTTCTCCGAGTGGTACGGGTAGTGATCCCAATTCCGGCGCGCACATAAACACCGCACAGGTTAAACTGCCGATTGAATTCTTGCAGGAATACATCGACATATCCAAGGTCGCAAAAATGACCTCATGGATCAATCTTGATGAGTGGGCAAGAGACGATCTGCCTTTTGCTCTCAAGCGTCGTTTGCATGAGTTTGTGCAGAACCGTTTTGTTGTTGGTCGGTTTACTCCTGGTGTATGGGATACAACTCACAATATTGCGTCTACAGCATTTGACCAGAGCGCTGAAGCAACAGTTACTCTCTACGACGAGAGCTTCACGTTCCTGTCGGCTGCGAAGTATTACGTCAATGACGTTGGCAACTTCGATCTTATGGATGGAAGCGAACGTGCTAACTGGGCTGATATGCGCCGCATTGGTGTAAGGCTTGGACTTGCTGGTGCAAGGAAGATCGGTGGTACATGGATATGTGTGTGTTCCGAGGCGTTCTGGACTGACCTGCTTATGGATGACGATAGTGGACGCTTGACTGCGGCTATCGCTGGTGGGCTGCAGACGGCTATCAAGGGACTGGAAGAACATACCACTTTCCGGTATGCCGGTTTCACGTTTGTTATTGATGATGCTCCTTACACTGAGGATATTGGTAACGAGAACAAGCGGGCTAACTTTGGCCCTATCCACTCCGCTTTGTGCTTTGGTGCAAAAACGTACACATGGATGCCAATGACCGGGAAAGACGGCGGCTCAATGAAAGATCCACCTCTGAAAATCACGGATAACACGAAGACTGGTTACGGGTACTCACTGGGTTATCTGCTTCCGTACCAGACGGGTATTATCAACGATACATGGGGTTGTGTTTACAAGGCTCCGGTATCCGAACAGAAACCAAATGGCTACGATGCTGACGATCCTGATGCCATGCTTGAGGGTTTTGGTAACTACGTATAAGGAAAAATAAGTAGAAATTCCGGGGGAGGGAAAGACTCTCCCCCGTTCACACCTTAAAAATTAACATTAAACGAGGTAAAACAACATGAAAGTAAGGAAGACAATATTAAGCCTATTCGTAGTCTTGGGACTTGCGGGGCTTGTATGTGCAGGGCTGAATGATTATGCAGTAGGTACGTTTCAGGATACGGGTACAAGTGAGGCAATGGCTTTCACTATCCCGAACGGAAACGGTTATGTCGTTGACGAGACGATGTATGTTACCTGCTCGACAAACGTGAATATGAGTATATATAAACCGTCGCTCAGAACTTCGGCTGATTCGGCTGTTGCGGGGACAACCAATATACTCATTCATACAGATTCGAGTAATACGCTGGACGGTGTAACACTTGCCGCAGCCGACTCTATTCTGATTTACAATGGTACGAGCGGCTGGCAGTTGGCGGGATTGGGCGCGTTGGTTCAGGCCAATACGACTACTAACTGGACTCAATGGAGTCTTGATACGTCTATTACCTGCTCGGCGGACGATCTGGTGTATTTTGTTGATACTACAGATATTGTTACGTTCCCTTGCCTTTCGGGTACTGCACAGACAGACCACAAGTATGTTTTCTCAGGAAAACGTAATATGCCTGTTCACATAGCTGTTCCTGCTTCCGGCGGTGCTATGGTGTTGGGTGGAATGTATCGAATTGTCCGATAAGCGTCTCCAGCGTTAAGGACACGGCCCCGGCGGTTTATTCCAAAGGGGTCGTTATTAAGGCAAAGAGGAAGACGCTATGACCGTATGGGAGATTATTCAGGACGCAGTAAGTGACGGACTTGGACTCGAAAGAGACCCTATCCAGAACAATGTTATCAATGAAGGTATTGCCAAATACCGTAAATGTGGCAAGACCCTTTTCGATTTATACCCTTGGGACAATACCAAAGTACCTGTTTTTGATACCGATAATGCGACTTATGTTAGTAGTTACACGGTTGCGACAGGAATTATTGTTTTTGAATCGGTTGTGGATACTGTGCGGGCGGTACGTTCTGTTGATGCTACGGATACCGATAATGATGACACGATAGTTTATCCTCAGAGCGATATAAATGCGGCGATTAACGGTGTTGAGGTTTCCAGTGGGAGATTTGATCCTTACCCTGATGATAGTAGCGGGCATAGACGGATCATTGTCAGTAAGGCCGACGCTATTGCCAAATACAAGATTCTGGCTCAGATACGATTTGTTCCGGCTGTTATAGATGCGGCTTACGATCCACTTGCTCCTACCACTACACCGACTGATTACCGGGTTCTTTCTTGGCCGATAGATCATGCTGATTCGGCCATTATTGCTTATATAGCAGATGAATTACGGGTTTGGGACGGACAGACTGCGAAGGGTGACTGGACTGGACTGTTTAAGGTTGCGAAAGACAAGATTGAGAGGCAACAGGCCAGGGGCAATGAGGCTTATCCGGCTGACCCCATGTATGGTGATATGGACGAATGGTAACGAATGAGATCAGATAGAAGATACCAAGTTGTTGACGGACAGACCGACTTTTCCGGTGGCATGCGCCTTGTGGGTGATAATCTCGGTCCAACAGAGTACCGTTACAGCGAGAATATGGTTGTTCGGGGTGGCAATGCGGAGACGCGGCTCGGGTTTCGTAGGGCGTTCAAGCTCAATTCGGCGGCCTATAATCAGGGTTTTTGGTTTAACGAAGACAATGTGCGGTATAATGATGCTACACATACTGGTTTTTGGTTTCCATTCAGCTTTGCCGGAGAATTATGGATTGGTTTGCAGGGCATGACCTTCTTCCGATTTCTTGCCGACGAGTACAGTAGGCAGTTAGTTGTTACGAATGGGACGATCTTTGTTCACGATAAAGGGAACGTCTACGGTATAGCCCTTCCTTCCGGCGTTGAGATTGGCGTAGATGAGACAGTAACCTTCACACAGGGTAATAACAAGCTCGTCATGTTTCGCTACACTAAGGGCACTCCTGACGTTATACACGACCCCCTGTATTGGGACGGGGCGGACGAAGAAACCGGCTTCCAAGAGTTTACAAGCCCTGGTACAACGAACAGAATACCGCAGACGAAGGCTGGCGCGTATATGTTTGGGCGGCTCATGCCTTTTGAGGACGACGATATATATGCTTCCGATTCTCTTGATTTCGATACATACGATTATACATATCAGCTTTTCGGTATCAATAAGGGTGATTACAACAGACTCGTTAATATTGTTCAGTTCAGGGACGATTATGCGGTATGCTTTAAGAACGCATCTACTTACCTGTTGAAAGGTGCAAATTCCTATGTTGTTACAGGTTCCGAGTTAGTGGATTATGTCAGTATAGACACGATTTCCAAGACCAAAGGGCTTGTCGGCCGGCTGGCTTATGCTGTTGCCGGTGAGCAGATAGCCTTTCTTTCCTACGGCTCAATAGAGACCATTGAACGCACTCAGCAAGGGGAAGTATTGGGGCGTGATATACCGCTTTCTGCGCCGATTCAGCCGTTGATAGACCGTATCAACTGGAAATATGCGAGTGCGGCTTGCGCGATAGCTTACAGGAATTACTTTATTTTTGCCGTTCCAACAGAAAATTCGACTGTCAACAACGAGTTGCTGGTTTACGATCTGGAAGCTGCGGGCGGTAATGGTGCATGGGTTTCAGTATGGAAAAGCGAACTTATGACCCCAGTAGAGTTTTTTGTCGAAGAAGATAAGTTGTATTTCCTGAATAGTGATGGGGCTATGAAATTAATGTTTACGGAATCATGGTTTGATAGCGAGGATATTTCAGTTGATGTGCCTATCTACGACAATTCTAAGCGGTATGAGGTTGGTAAACACGCATGGGATGGTAGCAGTAAGGTCTACAAATGCTTGGTTGAGAATATTGGTGAAGATCTTACCGATACTGATTTTTGGGAAGAACAGACGGATCAGGCCGTTTTATTCCAGATAGCATCTGATATATGGACAAGATTCTACATACACGGTGATGAGGCCAGTCCGAAACGGTGGGGGCGGTGCATGATTAGTTACAAACATCAGAATCCCAAGATAACGGTTCAATATGAGACCAAGGATTTTGATACAGTTGTGGACGTTTTTGCCGATACAGAATATTCCCAAGTGAAATACGATGTAAATAATAATGCCGACTGGGTACAGACGAACGCAAATCTTGATTACCATACTCCGTATCGGGAAGACAATTCGCTGTTTATACCGAACGCTGGAATGTACGTTGATGATGACGGTGTGTACGTTGATCTTGATACCCGTCACGCATTGAGGTTCATCCCCCGCTCTGCTCGTAATACTGAATATTCTGTGCGGATACAGAACAACCAAGGGCGGTTGAAAATCAGTAGTATCTTGTCTTTGGCTCAACAGAATCTATTTGCCAAGAAGGAAGAAGGCTAATTATGAAAGAGAAACTTGCGGTAATTTTATTTGTCCTGTCGGTTGCGGCCGTTACGGTATTGGCGGCTGATAACTTTGTTCGAGGTTATAAGTTTGACGGAGAGACCGGACTGAAAACAGGAGCGCAGTTAGAGGATTTGATTACAAAATCATATTTCACTACCAACTGTACGAGCGGGACCAACAAACTTTTTGACGGTATAAGTTTGATCCTTGACACTTCCGGTGCATATCCTTTTCTCGTAGTCTGCCCGACGCAGAGTATTACAAAACTCACAGTCAACACAATAGATATGACCCCTCAGAAAAGCGAGACCATAAACCTTACCAATTCAAATACAGACGTTGAGAATCAAGCTCTTATTGATGCGGCTGGTAAGTATATTCCAATAGACCAAACTCTGACCTTCCAGTTTGGAGCAGGAACCTACACAAATTCTACAGTGCCTTATACGTTCGATGGGTTTTATGGTGGCGGAAAATATAGGGTTTTGGGATGGACGAATACATTTCAATCTACAAATCAAACTGTATTCATAGATGGAACCTTATTGACCAATGATGTTGATGTTATGAGATTCAAAGACAATGCTTGTGATTTTGAGGTTAAAGGAATTGCCGCTAAAGGAACTTTCTCTAGTGTAAATGGCGGTGTTTTCGATATGGAGAAGTGTAGCTCATTTGGACGATTCTTATATTGTTTTGGATGGAATACAGGAACAAATTTTGGTACAGGTTTCAGAACATTACATGGTGGTGCAATGGAAACAAAAACGTGTATTGTTATAGGTGGATTGTATGGGTATGAGGCAGATAATCTAGGTCATCTAGGTATTCTTTCATGCACGAATCTTTCTACACAACCTCATTACGGAGTTGCGGCAAGGGACGCAGGAATAGCTGGTATAAATTCCAGTACAGCACCAGCGTCATATCCAACTGGTGCGGCGGCTGACAAATTTGAGACAACTGGTGGACAGGTATTCCCATAAGGAGAAAATATGAAAAAAGGACCTATTTTTATTATCGCATATATCGTGGCACTTTTGGGGTGTGCGTTTCTGATCGCAAATGCCGATGAGTCTCTTATCTGGCAGAAGGGTAACGGGAATATTATCACGCATGGTGATTATATTTCTTATCAGGACGGCAAGGCTTCCTGCGGCGGGACAACTCTCTCGGGAATAAAAACAAACGCTGTAGGATCTGGTACAGTTGCGGTATGGGTTGATGGAGCAAAGAACATAAGCGAACTTGGGGCGATAACAGAGATTTCTTGGCAGAGCATGAGCGACGATGTTTTTCAAATGACAACCGAGGGGCAGGCGATACTTGATACGATAGCTAAGATCAATCACAAGACAACCAATTTTGTTTACAATATCTACAAGGACAAAAAGAAAGATAAGAAACGGAAGAAGAAATGAAACGACTGGGTTTAACAATTATTCTGGTTATGGTGTGCGGGCTGGTTAATGCCGGACCTCCCTTTACTCCGTCTCAGAAAAGACTAATTGATCTATGGATAGCAGAAGCTGTTGAAGATAAAGTCACAAATCCGGCTACTTCCAACTGGAATGTTGCTACTTACAGTATAACGAATATAGATAATATTATTACCTTGGAAGGCGTAACGCTTAATAAGCCGCCTTCATTTCGAGCTGTCGCGGCAACAAATCAGGCTGTTGCTTCTGCAACAGCAACTAAATTAACCGCTGGAACAGAAATTAGCGATATTGGGGGCGGATATGATCCTGTTCTTTTCCGATATACTCCGCCTAAAAACGGACGGTATGTATCCTTTTCCAATACAAGGGGTATTTCATTTAATGACGATAAATATATACAATTAGCATTATATACTAACGGAGTGGCCAACCTTCCCAGTGTTGGTAGAAACTTTGTATCGACCAGAACAGCAAATAGTATTACAGCTAGAGCTTTCAATATTCTTGATCTTACAACAAATGATTATGTGGATGTTTATATTTTGCATAATTGTGGAGCCGCAAGGAGTCTTAATGCACCATATACTGTATTTTCAATGAGTTGGATAGGAGAATAACAACATGAGTTTAGTAACAACGACAGTAACAGCCGGATATACGTTCGTTAAGGACGCTCAGAATAGAATCCTTATACTCATGGACAGGCTCAACAGCCTTGGCTTGCCTACAGTAGTTGTTGATATGGCCGATGCTATTGCCACAGCAGACCTTACGACAGCTCTTGCAAATTTTATCGGCTATCCGACCTTTTCAGTTGCCGCAGAATCCTCAGACGCAATTTCGGTCACTATCCAGATGAAAAATGCCAAGGCGGAGAACCTTGCCTCAGTACAGGCTCTCAGGGTTTGGCTTTCGGATACTTCCAAGGGCGGAGAGACAGCTACAACTCCAAGTACAGGTTTTACGGTTACAACTGGAACGCAGTTGAAAGAGGTAACAGCAAGTGAGCATTTGATGGTACTTACAAACGCTTCCGGTGTGGCTGTAGTCAAAGCGGATCAGACCGGCGGAGCTACACATACATGGTACGTCTGTGCGGCCGGTAATGACGGTGTAGTTTACGCGAGTAGTGCGCTAGCAATTACAATATAATATAAAACAAAAAGAGAGGTAAGATGAAAAAGATAAAGACAATCGTTTTGGCAATGGCAATTTTGGTACTGGCTGTATGCTTCATGGTAATTGCCGGAGGTAACGGGTACAAACCACAAGGATACACTGTAGGTATAACTTCCAAGCTGATTGTGCCTTCCATTCATCCAGGTACTACAACCAACTGGGTCGCGTCTACAGCCTATTCAGAAGGTGCATACCTGAAAGCGTACACTAACAATTCTGATCGGTACTGGTTTGCTGTGAGTGCGGGTACGAGCGATACCAGTTATCCTACGCTTTCCTATACAAACGATGTTACCGATGGGACGGTTGTATGGCGTTACATTGATCCTGTCCGTAATGAATTGTATATTGTGAATGACGGTTCTGCGGCTATCTACCTTGGCTTTGATAATCCGGCGGTTACGAATCAGGGTATTCGTATTAATGGTTTGGGTGGCAGTTACTCCAAAGTATCCGATGCCACACTAGGTTCAGTATATGCCATTTCAGATGCTTCTACCAATAAAGTCGGCGTACAACTCAAAAGGTAATACAGGAGAATTGGAATTATGAAAAAATACTTGAGTTTTCTTTTAGGCGTTATGTTGCCTATTTTTGCTTGTGCAGAGATTTACAATCCTGCGGACGTATCAACATGGTCTTCTTTTCCGGCAACGGAACCTCTTGACATGGGCGGGTATCCTGTCACGAACGCTGTTCTTGATGCTTCTGATATTACTATTGGAACTGTCCCAACAAATGTTCTACCAGCAACGGTAGTATATACAGATAAGAGTAATACTTTTACAGACCTTAATATATTTGATCAGATGAATGCCAGTAATGGTTATCGGCTTGCAACAGGTTTATATGATCCTACGGAATATATTACTTCCGAAGAAGTTGATACCAGACTAGGGGCATACTCATTATCAGAACTCTTTGGCGCAACAAACATCCATACCGTCATTGGTGGTAGACCTACGTTAATTGTTGCCTTGCCAGGGTCAGCTTGGACAAATACCACAGTCCTTTCTGAAGGTACAAACTTTATTGGTGATTGGTTCTATACCAATAGCATAGCTTCGCAATTAAGGGTTGGTTCATACATTGGACATTTTCACGGTAACTATTCTGGTACAGGCAATCCAGTTGTGCAGACGAGAATGGATATTGTAACCTCTGATGGAACTACGACCAACGTATTATATGTGGGGGATATAGTAACCCTTGAAACAGCTATAAAAGAATACGAGCAATATGTCCATTTCTTAAATGATTACGTTCCAAGCGGTACAGAATATCTGGGTGTTAGAATGTACGGTATAAGAGCGGGTGGGTCTGGAGCTACTCTTAATTTATATGGCGGTTCAGCTACATACGATGCCCATTTATCATCGCCATCTTTAAGCGATCCAAGCGATAAAGTGTTTCAGGATATAAAGGCACTTGGCAATATGAACGTGGCAAGCAATCTTGTGGTTAACGTCGATATAACGGCTGATAACGTCACAGCAATTAAAAAGGTTTATGCAAATGGAGGAAGTGTATACATTGGTATTAGCGGTCTAAGTGGATTATTTTCTACCAATAATGATCTTGTTGTGCAAGCAGCTGGCACTGATCCGCACACGCTTTTTCTTGGCACAAGTTCTGGTGGGACGGTAAATATTGGCGGGAGGTCGGAATCGGTTAGCAGTAATGTTTTATTTTTTGCAGAAGATTCCACTCCGATGATGGTACTGAATAAGGGTGATGGATTAACGCTGACTAATAACTTTATCGCTACGGGCAACATCACAGAACAAGATTTTTCAGCCCTTGGCAATGCAAGCGTGGCTAGTAATCTCACGGTTGACAGCATAAACATCCTTGACGCTATAGTTGCTATACAGGGTCAGACTAACGCATGGTCGTTATGGTCAGACTCAGCACAGGAAGTAGGCGGGACAAATAATGTTGTTGTCTGGTTCGATCCAATGCGGTCTGACAGTACGCTTACCCGCTTCACAATCGTTTCCAGCGGTATGACAGGTATGTGTCAGCTTGTTAAACATGACGTTACTTGCGGGCTTGGATCGTGGACAAACATACATGACGCTGTTGCCCTGTCCTCTACTTTACAGGATATATCCAGCTTCAATACAAACTCGCTATTGGATGGTGAGGAGTTTGGATATTATCTTACAGCCGTTTCAGATTTTACTAACACTAATCAAGTGAGGTCAACGTGCGAAGGCTCAACACCGTAATAATATTTTGTCTGTTCGCAGTACAGTCGTATGCGGGGATGAAACTTATCTATCCTCAAGGGACGTATGGGCGGTGGGGGAGTGGTGCGGCTACTGTCTACGATGGCATTGTCTGGTATCAGATGGAAGCAGGAACAAACTCAGCGGTCATTACTCCAGACAATAGTGGCAGAGGGAATG